ACGTTTGCGCGCTTGTGTCAATCTTTTTTCAAACGCTTATCCCTAGGCAACCTCGCGCTCGATGACCGTCAGCCCGTTGTTTCGATGCGTGTGATACACGACGCGCCACTCAGGTCGTGGGGCGATAAACTCTTGAATCGCCTTGCCGATTCCTTCGCCACGGTCATCACCTACGGTTCCGAAAGTCTCGGTGTCGTGAAACGCAATCCAGCGTTTCGCTTGGTCGCCGTGCAGAGCGAGTTCTTGCGAAACCTGCGTGTAGCTGTGCAGCGTATCAATGAAAAGCAAATCGGTCGGCTCGATCTTTGGAATCGTGAGCGTGCTTGCCGTGACAAAAACCCAATCGGTTTTAGTCAACGGAGCATACGCCTGACGCACGCCGTAGTCATCATTGATGTCGTAAGAGCGAAGCCGAGCGTCATGCTTGCCACGCAGTCCATGCAGGAACGCAAGCGTGCTCTCGCCTGTCCTCACGCCAAACTCGGTGACGTGATCGCATTGCTCCGCGAGAAAAGAAAGCATCGGCAGATGCTCGTTGATGTCGGACGACTTGCGAACCGCGTATTGATACGAGGCGCGCAGCGCGATGGTGTCGGATTGGTTTAGTCTTTCTGATTTCATGTTAGTTTTGTTTCTTGTGCTGAAATTGTTCCGAGCGCGCCGTTTGCTTCGTGAGCCAGTCCTGCGTCGTGCGATCTAGGGCCGACCATTGCTCGCCTTCGCGTGCGCCGCCTCGCGCATAGACCGAATCGGGCGCGTTTTCGTTAATCCAAGCGCGCCAGCCATTCGGCTCAGGCGTTGATGGCGTAGAATCGAACGCGCGGGCTGTTTGAGGTGCCATGTTGGTCTCGCAGCGATTTACCCAGTTGATGAAACGGCGTCGGCTCATTGTTTTCTTGTTGGCCGACGCCCAGACTAGGGCTTTGGCGTGCTCGCGTCGGACGTCGATGCCGCGATAGGCTGAGGAGGTCGCAAGTTCCGCGAGCCATTCCGCGTCGGTCTGCTTGGGTTGCTTTTGAGGCTTCTCGGTCTGTTTCGACAAGTCATCTAAGGCAAAGTCGGGCGGCGGTGCTTCAGCATCGCTCTCTGCTTCCTTTTCTTTTCTTTTCTTTTCTATTACGTTGGGTTCCTGCTTGGGTTGTGCTTGGGTTATGCTTGGGTTATGCTTCGCTCCGTTGGCCTTTGCTGCTTCGATTTTAGCTTGGCTTCGGGCTTGTCCACCTTTGCGGCCAGCCTCGCGCTTACGTTTGATCTCGTCCTCGGTTTCGGTCGGGTAATTCCAGACGTTCAAATCGTTGTCTAGCCATTGCATGAGCAGCGTCGCGCCGTCGATCTCATTGCGAGTGACGCCACAAATCTGCTGCCATTGTCGATCTTTCCAGCTTTTGCAGTTTGCGATCAGCCCACCGTTTTCTTGCTCGTAGCAGTAGCCAAGCACGGAAATCCAAGTGCCTCGAGCAATCGGGTCGGAGCCTATAAACTGCGGTGAGCGCAGCGTGCTGGTCTGTATGTTTATCCAGTTCATAAATTCAAATAAAAGCCAGCCAACCGCGCAGGTGAAAATTGGCACCACGAAATGCCTCTGCGCGACTGACTGGCTAAAGTTTGAATTGTCATTGTGGTCTTAGGCTTTTCACGGCCTTCGCTTTGGTTACTGCGTCTTGAACGGCTGTAAAGTTAAATTGCAGCCTACATCCTCATCCTTGTCCGCCCAGTATTTCGCAACGGTCAGATACGCGACCTGCGAATCATCATTCCAGATTAGGTCTGATCGACTAATGCGGTCGAGCACTAGCTTAATCAGATTGTCGGCGTCTGGTTTCTGCGCGTGTCTAATGGGCGCGTTTAACTTAACAAATCCGCCCGCGTTGAAATGCGACTTTGGTCGTCGCATCCAAAACGTCGCAACGACTTCAAATTCACTTTTGTAATTGGATTCCTGTCCTTTACCAAGATCGCTTGCAAGAAACGCTTTAGCAATCGCCGCATCCACTGCGAGCTTCCACTCGTCGGCCACGTCGGAATCGTAAACGCGTGCGACATACTTTGCGCCCATCTTGCGCGCGAAGGCTCGCGGTCGTGGCTGGCCTTTCGGATCGCCGTAAATAAAGAAGGTCATTTGCTGGCCTCCTTCATTGCTGCGACACGCGCATCCAACATCTTCTTAAATTGCTCCTCAAACGCCTCGATTAACATTTTTGCCGCCTGCTGTGTAGCCGCGTCCACCGATAAGCCTGCACCGCAAATTATGCACCCATCGTGCGTGATGCGGAGCACTTCGCGGTCGGCATTGTGAAAAGTAATTAAAGAGTTTGCTGAAAATGCAGCCTTATCAGTCTCCACCATTAGTTTTGTTTCCGTTGTGTTCATTTGCTGGCCTCCTTCCGCCTGACCAGTAGATGATCGCGCTCCTCTTGCGTGATGCGATGCGCGATCAGCCCGAGCATAATCGCGCGACGGAATACGTTTTGCTGACAGGTTTCGACGCTCATCGTGATCTCCTTTGGTGTCTGAAATTCAAGCAATCGGCGGTCGATTTCTGAGTTAAGTTTATTTTGTTCATGGCGTGAGCGAATCATTGTTTGGTTGTTTGGTTGTTTTCTTATGCTTGAATCTGCCCAACTCATCTCTGAGCGAGCGCAGGTTTTTAAGGTTGTCGAAATAATCATCGACCCACTGTTCGTTGCGGCCTCGCACGATGCCGTCGGCGCGCCCAACAAAGTAGGCGAGCACGATGGCGACTAAGCAAAGCGCGGTGACTGCGAGTGTAGTGATCATGATTTGTACCACGCTGGCAATGAGAGTTCGTGCAGGACTGGCTCGATGTTCGGCCAGTTGTTTTCCTCGATGCTTCGCTTGAGGCGAATCAGATCGGCGATGTTCTCATCCTGTCCGCGAGCGATTGCGTCGTCGGATAATTTATATACCGCGCACCCGTACGGTTCTGCCTTTTCGACGGCCACGTAATACATCCGCGAAACTGACCATTTAAATACTTCGTTGATGAGCGGCAAATAAAACCCTGCCTGTCGATGGTAACCATAACTGAACGCGGCGCGCTCGAAGTTGCGGAAGGCATCGCTGTCCAGACTCTCGACCGTCTTGATGTCCACCACGTAAGGCTCGCCGTTTGTCATCTCGCAGCCGAGCGAGCTAAACCAGTCCGTGCGACATTGTAGTGCGCCAAGTGCGTTGTTCTGCGGCTTGCGCCATGTCGTCTCGGGCATACCATCCGCGAGTAACTGCGAGGCAATAGGATGTGCCGCCACCGCTTCGCGCATCGCTACGACTTGCGCCAGTTCCTCAGCATCGAGGAGAGTTTTGCCTTCGTGTTGCGCCGCAAACTCTGCGTATGCTGCCTTGCCCTCTTTCGTGCGTCGCTCTAGGTCTGGCTTCTGAACGTAGCGTGCGGCAAATTCCTTCTCCTCGAGTATAGCGCAATGCACCGCGCTGCCTAATCGGAACGCCGTGGACTCCTCTGGTTGAGCCAACGTCTTTGCGATATACTTCTTGTAGTATAGTGCGGGCCTGCGGCGGTAACACTCTAGCTTCGAGTGCGAGATCGCAACATTAGCGTGATAATCTTGTATTGATTCATTCATCTTTTTTGTCCTCCGCATCGCAGATGAACGGCCAGATAACGATTAAAATAATCGTAAACAGAATGAGCATTGCCCATTCGATAATCCAGCCGATCAATCTGCGAATTGAGTTCACAGATCGGTGTCCTCCAGCTTGATCTTAAATTGGAGTGGGTCGATTTCGCACTCGGCTTCGTCCTTGAAGCGAACGCTCCAGCTGACCTTCACGTTGATCTTAGGTGCGGCGGCGAGGCTGTCCCACTCCACCGAGAACGCAGCCTTCGCGCGAGGCTCGGTCTGGTTCTCGTCCTCGATAAAAGATTCCTGCGCTGCCTTGGCGATTTGTTTGAAGTGCGTTTCAAGCAGGCTGCGGAATTGCTCCGTTGCCGCGTTAATGACTGCTGTCTGTTTTAGATCGTTGTCGTTCATGATTCTGCTGATTGATTGTTGATTCGTTTGCTGAAGAAAAAGCGCAGACCGCGCTCGATGTCACCGTGGCCGACGTATCGACCGTGACTATCTACGCGCTCGCCTCGCTCGTTGGTGTGATGTGACTTCATGCGCTCTAGCACGCGAGCCTCTGGCTTGTAGAGTCGGCTCCGGTCGTAAACGTCGGAGCGGCGGATAGCTTGACCCATTACGTTCACGCTGCACCTCCAATCGCGTCGCTCAGTCCGCCAGCGACTTTGTCGGCCAGAGGCGTCACGTTGATCTCGGGCGCAATGTCGCGCGCTTCCTCGACGGTGCGTAAGCCTTTAAGAATGTCGCCGAACTGGTCGCGCAGAATAAAGCCTCGAGCGCGGAACTTCAACATACGCTTTGGATAGTCAGACCACGGGCCGGACTTGCCCCAGAGTTTTGCGCCCTTCGCGTCGGCAGTCGTGAACGTCTCCGAGGCGGCGTCGAATCCTTTGCGACGCACCGTAATCTTGTAGCCATGGGTATCCTTTCCGACCTCACCAACTTCTTCCTCGGCGTAGCTTTCGAGCTGGCCGCTGGCGCGAACCAGAGCGAGCGCCGCGTCGCCGTAAATAGCGGGCCGTCCGTTAATGACCGCTGTGTTTTGCAACGCGGCCATTGGCGTCAGTCCTAGCTCCATGCCGAGTTGGATTGCGATCATCACGCTCTCCGGTTTCTCCATGCCGCGCGGTGCGAAGCCGCTGGCGACGACTGCCTTGGCGAAGCGGAAAGCCTCGTCGATTGAAGCCAACTGCACGCCTTGATTGCCGAAGCTGATTTGAGCTTTCGGAGCGGTGTCTTGTACCGCGACTTGAGTTTCAGTTTTTACGTCTGTCGTATTCATGTTATCGGTTTTGTTTTGTGTTTTGCCGCCCATCGTTAAGTCGGTGGGCGGTTTTCCTTTGAGGAAATTGTGCTGGCGTATTTTCGCACCGCCACCAGCGGCGTCGGAGGCACTATTTAGAGTCCGTTGCGTAGACAAATTAGAACGGCACTTCTTCCGTCTCGACTGGCTTAGTCGCTGCTTTCTCAGCACTCTGCGGCGCAGGTTCGCGGCGTGAATGCCAGATTGTGCGAGCAGCGTTCTTGAGCAACGTGTCGGCCTCGCGCGGAGGAAACGGCGTGCCGTCCTTGCGGAGATTCTGTTCGCGGTCGGCACCGTAATAGCGGAGCTGGGCATCGCTTAGTTGACTGATCGCTGTACCAGCGTTCTTGCCGAAATGCACCGTCACATCGCCCGCGTTATCGACCCAGACTTCTGGTGCCGGTAATGTAATCGGAAGCGGAGTGCTCGATGCTACGCTCGGTGCCGTGGCGACCGCGCGTGGTTTAGTTTCGAGAGCAGCACGGATTGCGCGCAGCTCGACGAGTAGTTCTTGATGTTGTTCGTTAGTCATTTGTTTCTGAGTTGCTGCAAAAGTTTGATCTCGGAGGTATTCACCAACCGCGCAACGTATCCGAGGTCTTGCGCGATACGGTAGGCGTAGCCTGACGAGATGCCCAGATCGAAGGCTGCGGCCTTGATCGACTCGCCTCGATTGATTGCGGAGATGATACGCGGTTTGTTGCGCGGGTTACTTGGACGGCTCATTTTTTCATGAAGGCTTGGACGCGCACGGCGTAACCCTTGGTGGCAGGTTTCGTCGCACCTTTCGGGCCTCCATTATGCACGCGGGCCAGCACCTCGACATTGCCCGCAGCCCACGCTTGCGGTGCGTAGCGTTGGAGATAGGCGGTCGCGACGCGCTTTGAGTAATCGAGATCGGCGCAGCGCGAGTAATCGCTATCGTTACCGACGCGGCTGTCCTTGTGGTACGCACGGCTAATTTGTAGCGGGCCTAAGCTGCGCCCTTGATCTCCGATCGTTGGGCCGAGCTTGCCGCTCGTCTCGACGATGTGGAGCGCGCGGAAGAAGCTATCGGGTGGCGCAGCGTGCGCGGTGACGCAGAGCGCGAGCAAGAGGAGTGCGGATTTCATGACGCGGCCTCCATAAGAAAAAGACGAAATTCGCCGCCTTTACCGTCATCGCCCCAGACGTCCCAGATCAAGGCTCCGGTCTCCTCATCGCTATTGCGGTCGCTGTAATCGTAGCTCTCGCTTCGTTGCGAAACCCAAGTCAGAGCCGTATCAAAATCTACGCCGCTGGCCAACGTGACGGTAACAATCTGGCCATAACTGACGCTAAGATGAATAGCGTGGTGGATGTCGTGAGAATCGCTAGCGATAAATTTTGTGGTCATGCGCGTGCTAGTTTGGCTGCGTTGCGTTTTGCGGTGGCGATCTGCTTTTGAGTGCAGCCCGCACCGATAGATTCGGCGAGAGCAACGGCCTTGTCGGCGCGAGCTTGGTCGGGCGCAAGCAGCGCGAGGACTAGAGCGTGGGTGAGTGCGGTGGTGGAGTTCATTATAAAAAAGTGCGCCTTAGTTTCTTCGGCGCGTTTGATTAGATAGCGCGGAAAATCGGAGCCATCGAATACTTGCCCAAGCCGTAAATGTATTCGCCTAAGCTGTCGGAATAAACCTTCATGCGGCTGACGTTGCCTTGAGCTTTAACGGTTACGAATGAACCTTTGCGCTCTAAGACTTGAACCGAAAAGATGCAGTCGTAATCCGTAATGCTGCGGGCTTTGAGAACTTGTTCTGATTTGATCGTTTTCATGTTTTGGTTTTTGATATCGGGCTTGATTGCTCCGATGTGAATACCAAATCACAGTTCCGATCTCATTTAAAGACTTTTCTACTTATCTTTCTACACGCTGTCCTTCGCCTTTGATAATCAAAGGTTTACGTAATTCGTTTTTTGACCATGACTGGCCGATACCAGCTTTGAATCCTGATTCCTGCCGAGGAAATTGCCGTGCCTCGATACATCTCGATGTGACCAGACTCCATGCCGCGTCGCAGATATTGGAGCGCGGTGCCGCGTGATATGTCGAGCGCGTCGCAAAATTGATCAGTCGTCATCCAGCCCTCGCCTTTGGGCTGACGAGTTTTTGCTGTCATCACCGAGCGCAATTCAACCGCCCAGTTAGGCGTGATAGGTTTTGATTTCGCTCGCGGCATAAAATTGTCCTCCGATGTTTCGTGTCTGGAAAAGCATGTAGTTGCCGTCTGGATACAAAAGACCGTAAGCCCAGCCTTGCGCCCATTTCAGCTTACCTGTCTTTTTATTAACGTAATCCATGTCTCTCACGCACATACAACCAATACTGCGAGCTTCGACTGGTTCACGCGATGCCACGGATGCGACCTCGATGGAGTGAATATGTCCATGCAGACAGCTGCCATAGATAGCCGCGTGCGTGCGACACGCGCTAAGACCTGCATGAAATCCGTGCAGCACTGAAAGCTTGCCGAGTCTTAGCACGCCGAGATCGGAATCGTAAGGCAACATCTTGGCTTTGCATTTCTTCACCACCGCTTCCATTTGCTTAATACCATCGCCAGCGTAATCACGAAGCATACCAGAGCAAGAGTTGCGAAATTCATAAAGCCGTTCATCGTGATTTCCGCGCAGGAAATGGTTGCTCGTGCCGCCGTCGAAGAAGCGACGCAGGAAATCGTTGCCCGCCTCCCAGTCGTCTGCCAGCGATGCGGCTTTCTCCTCGTCGCTCGCGCCCTTTCTGAGATTCCTGAAATCGTAATTATCTCCTGCGTGGATGCGATGAAATGGCTTCCACTCTTTCATGAACGACCAGAGTGCGCCGACGCTCGCCTCGTCAGCCATGTCGCCGTGATTGTCGGAGACTACGACGAAGCGTTGTGCTCCTTTAGACATCGAGTGCGTCGCTTAGGTCGATCGAGGTAAGCCCACCGCCAGCAAGCAACGTCTCGGCCTTGGCTGCAACGTAGAGTTGAGCGAGGACTTGGTGGTCAGCGAGTGCGGCCGCTCCGAGATACTGCGTGAACTTCGCACCGCTTAGTCGCAGCTTGGCGATGACTGGCACGAGGTAATCGGCACCGGCCTGCGCGTGTGCTGCGTCGAGATAGAGCGCGAAGATCGCCGACGCCTCTAGCGTTGAACGGTCGTAACGGTACGACGTCAGGCGAATATAATTGCCAGAGATACCGGAAGGCAGAGCGATTGTTTTTTGAAGAGCCATGTTAATTGTATTCGGTGAAGTCGAGATTGAACCGGTAATTGCCCGCACCAATGTTGCTTCCGTCCAACGTCGCCGCGCGAACGTAAGCAGTCGATGAACTATTTGAGGCGTTATCAAAATCGTAAGCGGCAATCAGGTTTGCATCGCTCGCGCAACCACCGACGCCGACGTCTGGCTTCGTCGAGAATCCACGATTGGAAATGTCCACCGAGAATGTCTCGGTTGGCGAAGGTGAACCACCACCAAGCGCGACGACGTGCGATGCCTGAAACACGGCTTGAACTTGGCGCACGCTCGATGCTGAGGTCGCTCCGGTTTTGATGCCGCTTACGCTCACGTCGCTCTTGTCCTGCGCGCTGACCGTACCGGCTCCAAGAAAAGCGTTGTCAGCGGCCAAGCCGACATACACCCATGCCGACGCGACGCCGCTGCGATTGACTGCGCGCAAGAAAGTAAAGCCCGTTGAAGGAGTCGCGGCATATAAACACATCGTGTTGGCCTTGGTTGAGACCAACGAGTTTGATCCGCCAGCCTCGCCAAACCAAGTGTAGTCCGTCGCGCTGCTGCTGTTCGTTGCGGTCGCTTTGATTTCGTAGTGATCAAAATCCGTCTCGGTGTTCGGAGTCCAAGATGCGCGCGTGCCAAAGTAATACTCGCGCGTGCTCTCGATGAGTTTGGGAGTAACGCCAACCTTCGACAAACTTGAACCGCTCGGCGTAGCAGGAGCCGTAGAGTTGTTCGGCGCGGTCTGCGGAGTTCCATTGATGACAATCTCGCTTCCGATACCGAACGCGCTGAACGCTTGAACGGCGATTTGATAAGTCACGTTTGGCGTGAGATCGTCGATTGATGAAGTGCCGTACTCGGTGCTTCGTTGGTCAGCAACAATCCAACCAGTGGTTCCGTTCCTGCGATAAAGCAGATTCATGATCACGCATCGAGTAGTGAACGCTGGCATGTTGACGACGATGCGCGCGAGCGTGGTGCCGTCGCCGCTCAAGTAAGTTCCGCTCGTATTGAATGTCGGTGCGTCTGGGTTAGCTGGCGGCGTGCTGTCCGTCTGCCCAGCGGTCACGGCCACCGCGGTCGCGCTCGCGCCGGTGCTCTTTGCGCTTTGATTCTCGCTGCGGTCGTAGGCTGAAATCCAATAATAATACGTCGTGCCGAGCGTGAGATTGACGTCCACGAATCGGCTCGCGCGCGTCTCGGCAATCTTCGTCGCACCGCCGGAATCATTGCTCGTGTTACGCCAAACTCCGTACTCGCCGAAGTCGGGTTCGGTGTTGTCGTCCCAGTCGAGCGAGATGATTTGTCCAGTACCGGCGATGGCCGTGAGTCCGGTCGGAGTTGCTGGCGGCGTCGTGTCTGGCGCAACCGTGATTGCGCTCGTGACGTAGCTTGTGCTGATTCTGAAATACGATTCGCCGAAGATTCTTACGTCGTAGTTCGTGCCGATCTTCACGTCGGAACTGATATAATCTTCGGTCTGCGCGCCTTCGACTCGGCTCCACGTCAGGTAAGTCGTGCTCGTGCTCGGCTTGTATTCGATGACGACGGCGCCACCGCTTTGTATGAACTCCTCGGCTGGCGGCGTCCACTTTACTTTGATGCGCGGAATAGCGGTGCCGTCGGCTTGGATGAATTGCGTGGTGCCGTCTGCGGTGAGCGCGAGAGCGGAAGGCGCGGACAACGTGAACGGATTCGGCAACGTGGTGTTGGGTGCGTCTGGAACGTAAATTTGATCGTCTGAAACACTCCACGAATAAACCGACGACGCGGTCTCGCGCAGCGTCATGTCGATGTATATCTGCGGAGGATTTCCGTCAGTCGCAAAGTGCCACTCCATCACCTCGAAAACTTTCGACGACCAACCGAGCTTTGCGTTGGTGATCATGACCGTGTCGCCCGCGCGAACTTGCATCGCTTCAAGACGAAAGCGGGCGGTGAATGTGATTTCTTCGCGCGCGCGGCGCAGCTCGATGACGGCCAAGCGTTGAGCGCAGGATGACGAGGTCGTGAACGGCAGCACAACGTCGCGGTAATAGCGCGTGTTGTTGTCGTTCGTGACGTAGGTCGCCGACGAGATCGTCGGAAAGTCGGAGACCTGCCAGCCGTTGCCTTCGCTGACGTAAACGCCTTTCACCGAGTTTACGCGGTCGCGCGCGCTCGTGCGCGTCTGGATGTTTAGCGGGCCGACGAAGTGCTTTTCGGTAAACGTCACCGTTGGGATGCGATAGCCGCCAGCGTAAGGAACGACCTTGCCTCCGGAGTACGCGATGAGTCCGCCCATCGCTGAGAGCAGCTTGCCGATGTTCTCGTCGGGCGACGCACTCGTGGCGATCACGCCGTTGCATTCATAGCGGTTTTCGTAGGCAACAGGATCGAGCGGAAGAATCCTTACTTGCTCGTCGCAGATGTTAGCGGCCGCATTGATCGCGGTGACGTCAATCTCGGTCGCGTCCATGCCCATGCCGAGGGCCGAGTCGGTGAGATAGTCACGCAAGCACAGCGCAGGATTGGCCGAGTAAGCCGTCGTGCTCGTGCGCGTATCGAGTACCTTCTTGCCTTTGATGACTGCCGAGATGTTCGGAATACCGCTCGGAAATTTCTCGGTGTCCCAAGTGAGGCGGACATAAAGGTAAGCGATGCCGCGAAGACGATGATTATCAGTCCATTTTCCATCCGTCAGCGTGCTTGTTTCGTCTCTTAAATCAGTATCAACCGTCTGATAGGACTCGCCAAGATGCTTGTTCACGCGCGCAACGCCGTTGTAGAATCCGGTCGGCGTGTTGCTGACGAGCGGCACGAGTTCGTCGTTGAAATACACCTCCTCGATTTCCTCGATCTCGTGGCCGGCCAACGTAACGACGATGTGAAGCCATTCATTTTTGCTTCCGGTCGTGGACAAATAAACGATGGTTCCAGAAACGCGACAACGACCATAAACCATGTTGCGCGCCGAAATCGGAGAGCGCACCATCTGAGAGCGATTAGTTAATGATGAGTCAGAAAAACTTGGAGGCTTTGGAGCCAGTAGTTTTGATGCGGCCATCGAAGCTGCGGTGACCGCAACGAAAGTTACAACGCCAGTAACGAACGCTAAAGTCGTTGCGCTGACAACAACTGTGGTGCCAGTGGCAGTAGCGTAAGCAGTGAAAAGCCAAATTGCGATTGATTCAGCCATTGTAGTTTAGATTTTCCAGCAGATTGAATTTTTAATCTCTGCGTTTGGTGCAAAGATCAGACCGTTTTTAGAAACAAACGCCGAATGATTTCCGAGGTTTATTCCAGCAGAGTCTCCATTTCCTGTGTCGAAAATTACAATGTCGCCGCGCGCAGCAAATCCTTGGCCGATTGCTTTGAATCCTAGCGGCTCCATTTGCATTTGAATGGTTCCGATCAGCCCACCGTTTTTTTCCAGCACGCGCACGCCAGAAAGCGCACGGTCATAAGTGCCGCGCAAGGTCGCCGCTGGGTCGAGTCCGGTGCAAAGCTGAATCCAGTCAGCACCGAACAAACAGCAATCGTTCACGCCCCAAGCGAAAGGCTCGTTGCGTTTGCGGTCGATGTAGGCGGCGAGAGTTTCGGGCCAGTTTTCACAGCGAGTCGGCATCGTTAATCGTAAGTTGTCGGGCCGTAATTTCCACCACTGTTATCATCAACTGGAGCTGCGAGTTTTGCGTTGCCCCAATAAATTTGTTTTTCTTGGATCGAGTTCACGAACTCCAAGCCCTTGTCTAGCGGGTAAAGGTTCTTCTGCTCCTCGTCGGTGTAACGAACCTCGCGCGGACGCCGAAAATCCACGAGCTTATTTTCGGCAGTCATGCCAATGGTCGCGTTTTGTCCGTCATCGTTAATCGACATGACGTCCATGCGACCAGAAAAGATCGTGATCGGAGTCGAGACAAGCGAGCCGCTGGAATCGAGCGCGCCAAACATGATCGAGCAAGCCTTGCCTTGGTAGTTCTCGGTAAGAGCTACGGCAATCAAAGCGGTCGGCACGCCTGACAACTGCATCGAGATACCACGGGCAGCAAGGTCGGTCGTCTCCTCGACTGGCGAGATCGTGCCGAGCGTGCCAATGCCGAGATAGCCTGTGCCGCTATAAGTGATCGTGCCGTAACCGCTCCAAAGATTGAGCGGAGTCTGAAAAGCAAGCGACGCGAGAAT